GGTATATTTGTAACACTCTGTTACAATTTAATCCTTGAGAAATCCAGCTAGATGCCCGATATTACACATGTCGGCGGCGAACACCGCTGACCACGCCGGAGCCAACCGGAAGGGCATACACCAAATGGCAACCCCGATCAGGCAACCACGGATAGAACGACACGTAGGCGCCTAGCGGCCCAGACAGCCACGGCTAGTCAGGATCACCGCACGGTCATCAGGCGCACGATTGATGTGATCTGGTCGGGAGATTCGACTAGTCAGCCAAGATTACTTGGTGAATAGGAGGACTCGATAAGCTACATCTGAGCTGCCGTGGCAGTGTGGAGGAGAGGCGAACCCGAGGAGGCACTAGCTACCGAATCTTAGTTATCCTGTCTAGCCATCGGCTAGCTTAGAGGGGCCTTCGGGAACGGTGTTACAGCATACGGTCAGCGGCGCACGGACAGGATGACGGGAATCACGGACGATTCTTTGTAGGGCTTCTCAGAGGCTCTACAAACAATCGTCTACAAACCCAAAGGATACATCATGCAACTATACAGAGAGCTTTACAGAGTCGCTAACAAGTACTACCGAGAGCGATGCAACGAGACCAACTGGTGTACAGTGATCGCCACGGCAGTCGCTACCGGAGTGAGCTTCGGCAAGGCACGCTCGATGCTGTTCAAGCACGGCAACCGAGTCAACGGCAAAGGCACTTATATCCCGCTGGTTCACACCACGCTGTTAGCGATGGGCTACAAGGCCGAGCGCATCGAAGACTACAAGTCGAAGACGCTCATCACCATCCAGCGAGAGTTTGCTAAGAGGTCTGGAACCTACTTCGTCTACACCGGACGACACGTCACAGCGATCAAGGACGGTGTCTGTGAGGACTGGGCAAACAACGAACACGGACGCCCAACCAAGTACAAGGTTTGGAGCGTTTACAAGATCACCAAGATGGACGCCTGAGGGCGTCCGAGGAGCTTACAGCATGACACAGCGACAAGTTAAAAAGCAGATTCAAGACAGGCAGAACGGACGCACTGACAGCGACCTACTGTGGATCATGTTCTACATGAGCGTGGCGATGGTTGGCATCACGGCGCTCGCGCTGAATACATTGGCTTAATCGTCTTACAATAGGAGAGGCTGACATGTTTGAAGCTACTCAACACTTCTTCGACAGGGTCGCTGAGCGCGGCCTTGCCTCTGCTGACATCACAGAGGCCTACAAGTACGGCAAGCGCTTCGCCCGATACGGCAAGGCAAACCAATTCATTTACAAGGGTGAGCGCGTCACTCTGGTCGTCCAACTGGTCGGCCGCACTGAGCGCTTCCTGACGGCTTACAGGAGCAATTAGCAATGTGGTATATCAAGATATTCCTTACACACTTAAACCCCCTGTGGCGGCTCTCAGAGCAGCGAGAGAGCTTCCTGATGGGTAGTTCACAGACAGAGCGCTGGAGCGAGTACACGCCGACGCGCACGATCCGACACAAAAACGTGCAATATACTTGGGAGTTCAGACTATGAGCAGCTTAGTCACATCGGTTAAGGCAACAGGAGTTCAAAACGTCTCGATCCAGTTTGAAGAAGGCGACGGACACTTTCACATCATCCTAGACGGTGACAGACTGTCACAGCCTTTCTGGCTTCAGGTCTGCGTCGACGCCGAGCTAGGCAGACGCTCAATAGCCAGCAAGCAGTTGCTGAGAAATCTGCGTAACAATATCGACAGAATACTGGGAGATGACGACAATGGATAAGACAGAACGATTCGACAGCTGGGCTGTGTACAAGCAGGCTCAATATCTTGCCAACGTGGTGCAGCAGGAATACGACAGCGAGGACATCCTTGACGTCTGGAATGCTGCCTATGAGGTCTGTGCCGATCACGAGTGGGCCATCTACACGTACAAGGCGCTGCGGGTGGTCGCTGAGAATGACACAACGGACGCTGAGGAATCGGTCGAGGCGCTGCACGGCAACAAGCCGTTTGATAGCATTGGCGATCACGCCTGTGCTATAGTGAGGGAGCTGCTGCACTATGCAGTGCTCGAGGAATTAGACGGCAGAGGAGTTGAGATATGAAATACAAGGAGCACATGGACGGCCTATATCGTGTGAAGATGCGAGGCAAGGTTGAATATATCGGGCCTAATTCCTTACAAGCCCAATACTGTAAGGATGACAACGACTATGATGCCTACAAGGTGGGTAAGACAGCTCGAGCGACTCTCGAGTATCACGACGGCTATCGTTGGGAGAGACACTTATGAGCTGGAAAACTGAAGAACGATACGACAGCGAGGAGCTGCGCAGACAGGTCGTGTACATCGCCGACGCGGTTATATCTGCCTACGACGACAGCGACGACTTCGATTATTGGACAAAAGCCTATGACGTTTGTGCGGGCCACGAGTGGACTATACACCACTACAAGGCGCTGCGCGTCTGTGCTGAAAACGACACAGTGGACGCTGAGGAGATTGTTAACGAGCTGGAGCTACGCCTGCAAGGCGACACCGTCGGCGAGCACGCTTGTGCTGTAGTGAGAGAGTTACTGCACGTTGCAGTATTGACAGAATTAGACGACAGAGGAGTAGAGATATGAAAATGAGCCTAGTGGTTCGACGAGACGACTTCGTGAGATTGATGACGGGAACGGGCTATAGCATCGACGGCTTGAATGCTATCTTCGACGACATCAGAGAGCGCGAGATAGAGGCTGAGGCGGGCTTTCACTACGAGTTCACACCTGAGGCCATCTTGGCCGAGTATGACGAGTGGGACTCGCCTGAGGACTTCGAGCGCAGCTACAACTACACACTTGACGAGTATGATATAATCAAGGCCTTCCCTTCGGGTGGGTTCGTTTGCTACAAATCTTACACTGAATCAGATAGGAGAAAGATATGAGACTGAGAAGCAATACAAACATCCACGGCGTTACAGGCATCAACATCAATCACGAAGCCGGTGACGGTTGGATTGACATCGTCGCACTGGGTGAGGACAGCGCAGAGTTCGAGACTACGCTGTTCATCGGCCCCAATGACGACGGACGCAGAGAGCGCTGCATCGCTATACTGGAGAGCATGAAGGCTCAGATCACTAACATCTTACAGGAGCTTGACAATGAAGACTGATATTGTAGGTAACGAGTTCGGACGCACCGAGTACGTCGTGGTGCAAACCGAGAACGGCCCCATCGTCGTGGAGATCGACGAGGGCGGCATCGAGTGGGCTGATAACGTAGAGGATAACGTCAATGGATAATTTGGAGATGTACAACATGAGCAGACACGACTACTGGGACTCAGGTGACGCTGAGCTGGACTTTATCGAGAGCAAGCGAGACGAGGTCGCTACCGACATGATACTCGACGACGACTCCACGAGCTTCTGGGAGACGATGGGCTTCGACGGCTTTCATCAGGCCTATGGTCACTACGTGGGTCGTTACGAGTCTGAGCTGAAGGCTGCCATCGCCCACAATCAATACGAGAAGATCGGCAAGCTGGTGTCGCAGTACGTTCGCAGCTGCTACGAGGACGCTGCTGAGACGCACATCGGCGAGAACCTAGAGGAGTACGGTTTCTATGAGCGAGGATAAAAAACAAGCCATTGCTGGGCTGATTCTGATCAGCCTGCTTTTCCTTTCACCGTGGATAGAGGTATTGCTATGAATATATTTTACCTACACAGCGACCCTGACAGATGCGCTCAGCAGCACTGTGACAAGCACGTCGTCAAGATGATACTGGAGTATGCCCAACTGCTTTCAACGGCTCACAGGGTCTGTGACGGCTCTGAATACTACGAGCCAGCACGACGCTCTGGTCGCATGGTCAAGCGATACTATCTCGACGACGACAGAGGCGAGAAGCTGTATCAGGCGACTCACATCAATCACCCGTCAGCAGTGTGGGCTAGGGAGAACGCCGCCAACTACATCTGGCTCTATGAGCTGTTCTCCTGTCTGCTATACGAGTACACCCACAGATATGGCAAGACGCACAAGTGCGACGAGCTGAAGCAGTATCTGTGGGAGCCGCCCAACAACATACCGATGGGTGACTTTACACCCCCGACGCTGGCTATGCCTGACGAGCACAAAGCAGTCTCTGACTGTGCTATAGACTGCTATCGGGACTACTACCACACCAAAGACTTCGCCAAGTGGACTAGCAGAAAAGTCCCTGAATGGTGGAAGCTGGGGGCCGCATGAGATTACTAACTATCGCACTGCTGCTGACTCTCGCGTCTTGTCGAGGGTTCAGCGGCGTACCCACTAACCTGATCGACGACCCTGAGGTGTTCTATTGTCCTGTGGGTGAGTTCGCTTATTGCGAGGGCAAGGCAATCGACGCCCTACGCTGTGAGTGCATAGACAGAAGACTGCAACGGGCGGTTCTTGAAAGGCTGTCCTGATTTACAAACTTGACAAAAGGTGATATAATGTTTATATGGGATATTTCGTTTCGGAACGGCTTCGGCTTTGACTTGTCGTTAGTCAATGAAACTGGAGTCTGTGAAACTCCTGACGATGAGGTGGTACTGGCTGAGATCAGTGTGTTCCAGCTGCTGCTGCCGTTTCTAGGTATAAAGATGGGATCAATGCAAATTATAGAGGTGATTGAAGATTGATAGAGTTCGCTGGAGTTATGTTTTTCGCGGTGCTGATCGTTGTTGACAGCGCCCTACATTATTTAATTTGGAAGGCATTGGATGGTGAGTTATGAGTAATATTGTGCAGTCGCATCAGGCTTGCTCTGACTGTGGCAGCAGCGATGCTCTCTCGATCAACAGGAACGGGAGCACGTTTTGCCACAGCTGTAACCAATACACACCCCCACAGGAGGCTCAGATAGCTCCTGTAGCCCCTCAGAAGCCCTCTAAGAGCGTTTCTAGCTTCGAGAGTATCCTAGCTAGTCTTCGGGCTGGCGTCGCTCAGAGCGTCCCTGAGAGAGGCCTGAGTGCTGCCTCGTTACGACACTTCGGAGTCGTGATCGAGGACGGTAAGGTAATCTATCCTTACTACAACGACGACAAGGAGCTGAAGGCTGCAAAGATCAGATACCCTGACAAGCGCTTTCAGACTTCAGGCGAGTGGGCCAGTACAGGACTATTCGGTCAGCATCTGTTCAACACAGGCGGCAAGTTTGTCACTGTGGTCGAGGGCGAGTATGACGCCCTAGCGGCCTTCCAGTTGAGCGGTAGCCAGTACCCAGTGGTCAGCATCAGGAACGGCGCTAGCGGCGCTCTGAAGGACTGTAAGGCGTCCTACGAGTGGCTAGATAGTTTCGAGACTATCGTGATCTGCTTCGACGCTGACGAGGTCGGACAGAAGGCAGCTGTCGAGGTTGCTAACCTGTTCTCTGGCAAGTCTAAGATTATGAAGCATCGCGGTGACTACAAGGACGCCTGTGACTATCTTGCAGCTAATGACTACGAGGGATTCAAGAAGGCTTTCTGGCAGGCTGAGAAGTTCGTGCCTGACGGCATCATCTCAGGCAAGGCTCTGTGGGAAGACGTCAACAAGCCTATGGAGAGGGCCGAGGTGGTCTATCCGTTTGCTGGTGTCAATTCACTGACCTACGGCATCAGGCAGGCTGAGCTTGTCACTGTGACTGCTGGGTCTGGTCTGGGCAAGAGTCAGTTCATGCGCGAGGTCGTGTACCACGTGCTCAACAACACGGACAGCAACATCGGCTTACTGTTCTTGGAGGAGTCTGTGCGTAAGACTGCTCTGTCGTTGATGTCACTGTACGCCAACAAGCCCCTACACTTACCTACTACAGCATCGACTGAGGAGGAGCGTAAGGCTGCGTTCGACGCTGTGCTTGGCAGTGATCGGATGTTCATGTTCGACCACTTCGGCAGCACAGACGTGGACAACATCGTGTCGCGTGTCCGGTACATGGCTAAGGCTCTCGACTGTCGCTACGTGTTCCTAGATCACGTCTCGATAGTTGTGTCGGCTCAGTCGCATCTGGACGAGCGTAAGGCGCTTGACGAGATAATGACCAAGCTGAGGATGGTGGTACAGGAGACAGGCATCGCTCTGTTTGTTGTGTCGCATCTGAAGCGTCCTGAGAAGAAGGGCCATGAGGAGGGCGCTGCTACGTCTCTGGCTCAGCTCAGAGGCTCTGGCAGCATCGCACAGCTGTCTGACATCGTCATCGGTCTGGAGCGTAATGGACAGGCTGACGACGTTACCGAACGTAACACTACGAAGGTGAGGATACTGAAGAACCGATTCTCTGGAGAGACCGGCTGGTGTTCTGACCTACTATTCACTAAAGATACTGGACGCATGACTGAGTGCATCCTACCAAACGAGGAGACGCTGTAATGAGATGTAAGGCGTGTAATGCTCAGCTGAGCGACAAAGAGATGACTACCCGTGACAGGCTCACTGGGGATTTTGTAGAACTGTGTGGCTACTGCTTTTTCATTAGCGAAGAAGCTATGCTGGACGATGATCAAGCCGACGATGACTATGTGTCGGAAGGAAGTGCCTATGAAGATAGCGACTATTGACATCGAGACGACCACGACACTGGACACCATCTGGTGCTGTGGGATTCATTATCACGATGGAGGTAGTATCATTGTAACGACCCCTGAGGCTTTTACCGCAGCTATGGAAGGTATTGATACGGTTGTGACCTATAACGGCATATCGTTCGACATCCCG